CTTCAAAGAGGGATAGTTTAGACTGGTTTCTCTCCAGCCCTGGCCATTAGGGGCCAGGTCCAACTACGCTAAGAGCACGTAGGTTCATAACCGTAGTCAGCGCCGAGGATGGCATCAACTACGTCGGAGCATACGATCATTTCCTCACCTAAGGTTAATATCGTCTCGTTAAACGCTCCAATTTGGTGAACACCTAGCCGATACCTCTGACAAAAACTCTCGTCAGTGATCTCGACATCACCCATGTCAAGCCTCTTACAGTCGGTGAGTTGGCCGACAGCCTCGAGGTATTTGACACTTTTGTGTCCTTGGTGACTTGCGTCAACTATGAATCTATCGCGGAACGCCCGAACCAGGCTGGTGTTACCAGCGTGGACGTAGGACTTCACCACGTCGGAGTTATAAGCCTTGGCCCGTTCCATGATCGAAACCTTGGATGAGCCAGGCAAATCCCCCCAGGATCTACCAAAGTTGCGCAAGAGCACTCCCGCATTCAGCACCGGGTGCCAAACGCCATCAACTCCCATCATCGGTGAGTGCTTCAGGAACTGCAAGTCCTCTGGAAACTCACAAGGTTGCACCTTCACCAAGTATCCCGCGTTAGCGGCGGAACTCTCGATAAAGGCTGGCGCCTCGCTGATGGTCATCGGTACAAACCGGTCAGCCATGGAGACGAACATAAAGATCTCAGCCATGTTGTTGACACACGTGGTCAACACTGATCCGGAATATAGCGTCTTAAAGAGTGGGAACAGCACCACCTTCGCCCTACTCTGCGTAGAACGAATGATGCAGCGCTCGGTCAACTGAGCAAACACCCTCTCGACGTCTTTGTTGTATACTGCGTCCACGGTCATGGCACGCTGCAACGTATCAAACACGCTATTATAATTGGAACCGTCACACGCGGAGACGTCCATGTTGCACTTGAATAGACCATCAGTGCAACGAATAGCAACACAACTGTCATCTGAGAAATAATACATCACGAGTTTGAACTCGGGACACATCAGTCCCATGAATACTTGCACCAGCGCGTCCTTGCTGGGCTTCTTCACGAAAACAGCCATGCATTCCTTGTAGACAAATTTGACTTCAAAGGCCTCTTTGACCCAATCCATCATGTAACCTGCTACGGCGGCTGCGTCCACTCCAAGGTCGCCGATCGCCCGCAGATTCTTACCCTTAGCAAGCGTCTCCCCAGGTTTGCATTTGTAGTCGATCCCACGCTCTGTGCCAGATCGATTATCCTCCATTAGGCCAGCCTCACGTCTGTCCTTGTCCCAAGCACGTCTGAGCTCCCTCTTAGGATGTGCCTGGTCTACCCACCTCATTCTCTCGGTTTCAGAAGAATCAGTGTGTGGTACCTTTGACCTCAAAATAACCCTGAAGAACTCGACCCACTCCTCCAAACCGGCTCCATGCCGGGTGGGAAACGTGTCCTGATTGTCCTTCAGTAACCGATGGAGCCCTGGACACTCAGGCTTCCTGACGCAAGTGAGCCGCTTAACCGCTCCTGCTAACCCCAGATCATCAACCCTGTAAAGACAGGTGCGCGACTGGAATGTGGGTCCAAACACTGTAAAATATTCTTTGGGATCGCTCTCTCCAGTGTGAAAAGAGAGCGTCCCTCCGCTGAACCACCTACCCCCCTGGCCCACTTTGAATCTTTGGTTGTATTCAAAGGGAGAATCTGTATGATTGACCTCAGTAAACCGACGGTGCAACTTCAGATCCCAGACGCCCGGAGGGAGCTGTCCCTAAGCGATGGTCCACGGTGGGAGCGTGGTTGGTGGTGCACTTGCGTCCTCCATCAGTCTCAACGCGATCGCGGCCTCCTGGGAAGCCACTCTTGCGGAGTTCACGATGAGGTCGTTCACCAGCAACGGCTCGTCCCCTGTTCCATGCTTGAACAACACGGAGTCCTTGTGCTTGTGCATGAAGTGGGAGTACATGTGCGCTGCTGTGCTGCGCGTAAGAGTCCCACCCGGTCTATCGTTCCTCATTTCTCTCGCGATGGCGGGGTAAAAAGGCACGTTTGTCACGAGCTCTCCGGTCATGAGGGCATGCCGGTCTCCGATAATTCTGCTGGCTTCCTGTGTGTGTACAGGCCTGGCGATGCTCGCGAGGTTCCCGGTGTCCCCTATGGCGACGGGCGGTTCAGTGATGTCCCACTCAGACCACAAGAGCGCCGCGTAGGCCCCCACTGCCGCCATGGCAGAAGCGGTGTAGACCAATGGCAGTGGCGCTCCCACTGCTGCACTGGCCACAGCGTCCAAGCACAGTATGGTGCAGCAACAGTAATTCCCTCTCGCCTGGCACGTCCGAGGACGGCGCAAGAGGAATCCACAAGCTGACCAAC